TCATCACCTAAGACAATTACGTTACTGGTTGTTGTAATATTACCACCAGGACTTCCAGTAACTCCCGCATCTTTTCCTAATAATAAATTATTAGTAGCACTACTGACGTTTCTACCTGCTTGTTTACCTATGGCTGTGTTATTACTTCCAGTAGTACCATTTTCTAACGCTTCAACTCCAACAGCGATATTGCCATCACCAGTTGTAATATCAAGTGCTGCTGCTCTACCTACTCCAACATTGTCTGTACCTGTTGTTAGTTTACCAAGTGCTTCATATCCTAATGCACTATTATTACTACCAGTTGTTATTGCATCACCTGCATTAGCACCAACAGCCGTGTTCTGAGCACCTGTTGTTTGTGCTCCTAAAGCACCATAGCCAACTGCTGTGCTATTTGATGCGGTAGTATTAGCGTCTAATGCAGTATGTCCTATAGCCGTGTTCTGACCACCTGTAGTATTTGCTCCTAAAACATTATATCCGACTGCGACATTGTTTCCCCCTGTAGTGTTAGCGTCTAAACTATAAGTACCGACTGCTGTGTTTTCACTTGCTGTGTTTAATTTTAACGCATCTTTACCAACCGCAACATTTTGACCTCCTGTTGTAGTTGATAATAAAGCACTATTACCAACTGCGGTGTTGTTAGAAGCTGTAGTGTTTCCTGATAAAGCACCATATCCAAGACCAGTAAGACTACTTCCTGTTGTACTAGCGTCTAAGGTATCTGCACCTACTGCTACGTTGTAACCACCAGTTGTATTGACGCCTAACGCACCCACGCCAACAGCTACGCTGTAGTCACCTGTTGTATTGGCGTCTAATGATAAACCACCAACTGCTGTATTGTATGCTCCTGTAGTGTTTGCTGTTAAAGCAGAAGTCCCAACGGCTGTGTTATATGAGGCTGTGGTATTTGCTGCTAAAGATGCCCTACCCACTGCTGTATTTGACGCTCCTGTAGTATTCGCTCCAAGTGCTGCTTGACCCACCGCAGTATTGTTTGACGCAGTTGTATTTGCATCTAATGCTTGTGCACCCACCGCAGTATTATCTGCTCCTGTGGTGTTTGTTATCATAGCTTGATAACCGACTGCGGTATTTGTTCCCGCAGTAGTGTTATTACCTAAAGCACCTTGACCGACTGCTACATTTTCTGACCCTGTTGTGTTAGCATTTAAAGATGATTGACCAACTGCTGTATTATCATCACCAGTAGTCAAAGCTGCAAAAACATCTACACCTACACCTGTATTATTATTAGCAGCATCTATAGTACCTGTAGCATTATCGCCAAACATTATTGAAGAAGTACCAAACGCTTTGTAGTTTAGTGCTGAACCATTAATAGTTAGTGCATCTGTTTCTGTAGTACCGTCTACATCAACGTCACCAGATATGTCCAAGTCAGTCCCAATTAGTGTTTGAGAAAAAGTCACTTGTCCATTAGAGGCTATAGTTATAGCATCTACATCAGAAGCAGAGCCTATAGTTTTACCGTCACCAATAATTAAATCATCAGTTAATGTCACTATACCTGTAACTCCTAAAGTGCCACCTATGGTTGCATCACCAGTAACTGTTAAATCGTCTTGTACTTTTAAATCTACAGCAGAAATACTAGCTAGTGCATCTACCATAGCACCACCAGCACCAGCACCATCAGAATAAATAATTTTAGTATCGCCAGCAGGTATTGTTATATTTGCACCTGTGCCTTGACTTATAACTAAGTTTTGCGAACCTGTAGTAGCGTTTTCTATAAACCATAGTTTAGATACTGTGTTTGGTCCAATAGTTACAGTACAGGCAGAATCCAATGCACCTGTATATTTAAGAAACATTGATCTTCCAGGATCAGTTGCTCCGTCTGCAATAGTGGTGGTATGAGTATCAGCATTAGTTGTTATAGCTTCTGTGCCATAACTAAACGCTTCTGCTATTAATTCTAAGTTTGTATTTGTTGTCGTACCCCAAGTTCCTGACGCATCACCTGTCGCCATTTCGTTGAGTCTTAGATCATTTACATATGTACTTGCCATTTTTTATTCTCCGTGCTGTTTGATTATATTACCTTTTTGCATAATAGTTAAGCAACTTCTTTCCAATTTGGTGTTTGACTATCCGTAATTCCTGTCCAATTTGCGTCTTGTCCAGGGATAATCGGTCCCCAAACTAAAAGCTGACTTATGTGCCCTGTTCCTTCAACACCTGTTACAGAAACATTTGCTTGTGCATCAATTGTTAACGTACCTAACGCACTGGTTCCTGCTAACCCTGTTATTGAAATAACATTATTAGTAACAAGAGATAAACTGCCTAAAGCAGAAGTTCCTGCAACACCTGTTGGGTAAACATTTGCGTCGCAAGTTACGGTTTCATCCCCTTGTGCGATAGTAGAAGCCGTACCACTAACGCTAGTAATAGCTACTCCGTTAGCTACAACCGTACCTACAGCACCTGTTCCTGCTTGTCCCGTAAGAGAAACTGAAATAGAAACTCTTGCTGTTACACTACCTAAAGCAGAAGTTCCTGCTACACCAGTTTCTGAAACATTAGCTGTTCCTGTTGCAGTAAGACTTCCTATTGAACTTGTAGCCGCAACTCCCGTTTCTGTGACATTAGCGTCACCACTTACTGTTTCAGAGCCTAAAGCTGTGGTTCCTGCTAACCCAGTAACTGAAATATTAGCAATTCCCGTAGCTGTAAGGGAACCGATTGAGCCTGTACAAGTAACACCTGTTTCTGAAACATTAGCATCACAGCTAACTGTTTCTGTGCCTAACGCAGAAGTACCTGCAACACCCGTAAGGTTTACAGTTACATTAACTACCGCAGGTTCGCCCCATGGACCAGACCCCCAAGTAGATCGACCCCAACCAGCCACTAAGTTATGCTATTCTTATTACAGCGTTACTTGCGTCAGCAGTTGGGAAAGATATTGTGAAACTTCCAGCTGTAGAAGTTTTATCTCCACCAAAATCAAATACTGCTACCGCAGGATCACCTGAAGCTGTGTCGTTGTAAATCATACAACCTCTAGCAGTAACGGTAGCCGTACCAAACGTCAAATCAGCAAAGTCAGTGTACGCAGTTGTTCCCGAAGTAGTTGGATTAACATTCGTTAATGCTGCCCCACCTGCGGTGTAGTTTGTTCCTGATGCTTCTTGGTTTGTGCTATAAGCTGTAGTAGAAGCACTCATTGTTGCTGAACTTGTATATAAAGCCAGCTTAAAAGAGTTACCTCCAGAAGCTTTAAAATTATGTACTGCTTGCAAAAGTTCACTTTTAAAAGAAGTACACATTGCTTGTGTAATAGCCATTATAGTCTCCTAATAATATTAGCTAGGTCTTTATGACCTTGTTGTTCTAATTGATTGCATATTGTACACATGTGGTTTTTTATTGCTTCCGCCATGTAATATGCAACTACCTGTTTGCACGCTTCTCTAAAAGCGTGTGCTTGTGCCCTAATGGGTGCAGGGGCTTCGTCGCTAATGGAAACTAATCTTTTAGTAGCCATTTCTGCAACTTCTTCTACAGTGTGCCCTCTGTAATCTGTTGTGGTAACTCCTAAGCTACCAACTTCTGTATCAGAATTAATTGAAAACATTAATACTCCTTTGGTTCTGGTGGTAAATCATTTCTATCTATCATTTGTGGTTTATTAGCTGTTTCTTCTTTAACAACCTCTGACCACTTACATGTCTGTATTATACCGTCTTTTAAATATGTAACAACTGGATCGTCTAAGCGATGATAACCGTACAGTTTTTCTTTTATATCTACATCAGTTTCTAATAAATTAGAACGAGGAGCGATTGAAACTTCTATATCATTTTCCATGCATTTTGCTAACCAAAATTCACAACAAGCTTTTCCAGACTCAGCGTAATGCATATTTGTTTTATAAGTAAAATCAACTCCAAATATTGTTAAATGACCTACTTTATTCCATAATGCAAAAGCTATAGCGTAAGCTACTGTGTTATTAAAATAAGAACACCCTAAATCAGCTACTAATGAAGCTAATGGGAATTCTTCTGCCATAGGAACACGATTGTCTAATTCACATGTATAGATAGGGTAGTCTGCCTGTGGTAAATATTTTCTCATCATTTGAGTCATACTTCCTGCGTCTTCTGTATCAAAAAACCGAGACATAGGGTCTAAAATAAAAGCCCTATCTATCCTTGGAAGAACTCCTATCATCGCATTCACAGCCCATACTTCATCAAACGATACGCTATGAACTTGTGATAAATGATAGTCTATTTGGCTTTGTCCCATAGCAACTAAAGCTACGTTTTTTCCTTCCAAGTCTGAGGTAAATTCATTTAACATTTAATAAATTTCCCCATACCTATATTCGTCTTTGCTTCCTAGAACTTCTACTCTGTTTTTTAAACTAGATAAACCACTAGCAAAACGACCCTCAAACATTTGAGTTTCTGCAGGATCTAGTTTTAAAAATATCGCAGCTTCTGCTAAAGAACCATAAAATAATGCATCCCCAGCATTCGTCCCAAGCCAGCTTGTTCCATCTGAAGATGCTGTTATTGATTCAGGGTTATAAACATAGTGTAGTTCAAAAGTAAAATTGGCACTTGGGGCTGGTGCTAGTATGAAAGTGTCTTCATCAAAAAGTGCGTAGTAAAGAGGATTACCTGTTGTTGCTGTTGCTGGGGTGTAGTCTCTTATAAAAGAAACGTCTTTTAGTAATAGGTAATTGTAGTTGCTATCACTATCTATTAATGCTAAACTAAGTGGAGTTAAAAAATCTGTTGGCATCGCTAAATAACTGTTCCCACTTGATCCTGTACCTGTTACGTTTTTTCTAAAAACAGGTATTTGTACATTTTGTAGAATTCTTTGCTCAGCTTCTTGTATAAAAATAGGTAAGTTACTAACAAAAGTTGAGTCAGCACTTTCAACGTAATCTTGGATAGCTGATTTTAATGTAGTGTATGTCCAGTTCATGATGTTGTCACCGTTAATGTTCCTACTTCCCCTGTCATTTTAAATGGATCCCCAACGGTTATGTGGGGGAACATAGTACCTATAACTTCTGGGATTGTGTTGTATGGTCCAACTTGCGTTGAAGTGTATGGACCGTATGTTATTATTGTCCCTAACCCAACTTCTTGATCAACATTAGGTCTAGGGTTCCATAACGCTTCTGCATCCAGAACACGAGGAACTGGATCTAATTGTGGTTCTTTTGGATCATAACATTCTGGACAAACCTTTAAATCATTCCATTGTTTTCTTAACTCTAAATAAGGATAAGCCCAACCACATGTATCACATATCCCCTGAGCATATGTACCTTTAGCATATGCCATTAATAATTTCTCCTAGGAACTAAGTGCAAACTATTCCTTCCTTGATCTCCTGCGACTGCTCTTGCAAAATCCTCTTCGTATAAAGGCTTTAATATTTGTATTCTTTCAGGGTTCTTTTTAAGTGCTAAATAAAAAGCTAGTCCTGAAACCATAGGAGCAATAAAGCGACTAGGTACATCAGGATCATTTACCGAAGTATTTACATCATCTATTCTTTGTATTCTATTTGAAACAAAAATATCTGTTGAATTTTCTGGTGCTGGCCACACGTATAAAACAGGAGTGGTTTGTCTATCTAAGAAATATTCTGTTGGTCTAGCTTTAGTAGATTTAGTTGGTATGTTTAAATACTCATCTCTTCCAATACTGCTCAATTGAAAATCTGTTACTGTATTACCAACAGTTCTTCTGATTACAGCATCTATTATATCTATGTCGTATGAATTTAAAGTGTAGTTATTTTGACCCTCAACCATTGTCAGATTGACTTGTGTAATAGTCCAAACATTTACACCTCTGTTAGCCCAATCACTAAACATGATATTTAGTGAGCGACGGGCTGTTACTGCGTCATATCCTGTACGCAACTCCAGCCCTGCCAACTCATACGCTTCTTCCATGACAGCTGCAGTATCAAGACTAAATGTTTTAGTTCCTGATGTAGCCATTTGTTAAGATCCTGGTGCTTCGTAGTATTTTAAAAACTCACACCAAACTGTGTATTCATTACCTGCATCTGAGGT